TTCGGAGAAAGATTTTAAAGAGATTGCTTTAAAAAATTGCCACTATTGCGGATTGCCATTCTCTTCTGTTTACAGGGATATAAGATGGAAAAAAGGAAAAGAAATAAAAATGACCGATTCTGAAATACGCTTAAATGGGATAGATAGGATTAATTCGGATATTGGATACATAAAAGAAAATTGTGTTTCGTGTTGCACTAATTGCAATCAGGCGAAAAATACATTATCTCAACAACAATTTAGCGAGCATATTATAAGAATTTATAATCACTTTTGTAAATAATATGGAATCATCAAACGAAACTACTACCAAGTCAGAAGCAGCAAGTTCTGATTTATTACTTCGTAGGAAACAATATAAGAAAGAGTGGTATGAAAAAAATAAAACCAAATTATGTGAAGCAGCTAAACTTCGCACCAAACTAACAAAAGAAAAAAATTATTTGAGATTTGTCGCAAATAAAGAAATTCCCTTTAATACCTCTAAAATTTGTAAAGATTGTAAAATAGACAAACTTTTAAGTGAGTTTCATTTTGATTTACGAAACAATCAAGATGGAAGAAATAGTATCTGCAAAGAATGTAAGACTATTAAGGATATGTCTTATAGAGTAAATAATAGAAAAAAATGTCTTATTGCAAACAAAAAAAATACTTAAAAAATCGAATAAAGTATTTAGAACAGCAAAAGATAGCCAGACGAAATAATCCAGAAAAATACAAAGCCCAAAAAAGAAAGTATTATTCCAAAAATAAAAACGAGATTCTCTTTTCACAAAAGAACTACTATCAACAGAATAACTCTCGTATAAGATTGCGAATGAAAGAAAAAAATAATACCGAAGAATACAGAAATAAACGAAGAAATTATACTAAAAATAGAAGACAAAATGATGTAAATTTTCGTTTAATAAATAACGCTAGGACTCGAATATGGCAAGCACTTAAAGGAAATCCAAAATTAGAAACAACTCAAAAGTTATTTGGATGTAGTAAAGACGAAATCAAATCCCACATCGAATCCCAATTTAGGCCCGGTATGAATTGGGATAACTGGGCATTAGACGGATGGCACATAGACCACATTAAGCCGTGTTCAAGTTTTGATTTAACCAAGAAAGAAGAACAAAAAAAATGTTTTCACTATACAAATCTTCAACCTTTATGGGCGACGACAGACATAGCCAAACAATACGGAGAGGAAAATTATATTGGGAATCTCAACAAAAGAGATACTTAAAAATACGGATTTGAATAGGTTCCATACACCGCTGGTTGACCAAATTCATCAGGGAATTTGATTATTGTATAAATATTTGCTACCCCGTCATCCGGTCTTGGATAAAAAGAGTTCGGCCATTTAATAGGAGTAGCGTTATTATCATTTACACCCGAAAACGTGAATAGTGGCGGTGACAAGTTCGTAGCCCCACTATTTCTAATCTTCAAAACGATAGATTTTCCAGTGGCAAATGTGCCCCAAGAAAAGCTTACATTGATACCATTTGTTCCCAAAGCCGGTGTCCCACCAGTAATTAAAATATCAAATAATTCATAATTACCAACATCAAGTTGAAGATTTACTTGTGATGGCTGATAATAGTTCCCACTCCAAGAGTTATTCCTTAACAAAGTAGGGACGCCCGGAATTCCTTGTGGCCCGATAGAGCCAGATTTGGCTAGTAATTGCCAAGGCGATGCAGGGGGAACATTAGTCGTTGTGGTTCCCGTATTCACATAAGAAGAACCATAACTCGTTACAATATAATCATTTGGATAAGAATGACCAGCAATAAATTCTCCAGAGAAATGATTAGAGATTGAACCAGCAGGCCCAGTTGGGCCAACTCCACCAACAGAACCAACCGTTCCAGAAGCAGCAAGCATTTGCCAAGGAGACGCAGGAGGGACATTTGATGTTGGCGTCAAACCCGTATTAATAAATGACGAGCCTAGATACGTTACAACGGTTTCGTTGGGGTAGTAATGACCACCAATAAAATCTCCAGAAAAGTGATTTGAAATAGAACCAGCGGGGCCAGCGGTTCCAGAAGGCCCGCCGCTTGGCAAAGGAACCCAACTACCTCTTGTTCCATCAGAGAAAACAAATCTAATATATGAAGAATTTCCCGCCCCTGAATAGTCATAGGATACTACGCTATAACCTCTATCTCCAGATGGGCCAATCGGCCCGTCGTTTCCTGTCGGCCCCGGCCCTCCTGTTGGGCCAATCGGCCCGACGCCAGAAGAAAAATATGCTTCACCAACGACATAAGCATATCCAGAAGTAGTTAGGATGACATCATTAACCGTGTCCTCGCCCAATGAGTATGTCATAAAACCATATCTGTAATGGTCTTGTGCAGTAAAACCTGCGGTAAATGATACTTGTGTTCTGTAAAGGTTATTAATTAACGATGTTCCGTATGCGCCAGTGTTAGATACTTCAACGAAATACTCTGGATTTATTTCAGAAGAGAATAAAATACCAGTTGGAGTATCTAATGGGAAAAGAGAGAATCTCCAATATCCAGTGGTTCCGCTGTTTTCGTAATAATTGATTGAGTCCCCGACTTGGAAGGGTATTGTCTGACCAGAGAAAACTATACCCATTAAACCCGTGTCTTGAGCGGTAATTTTATGAGTGTTTAATCCACTTGAATCGCAAGTATAAGCCATACCTCTCATAAAAGAGATAGGAGGCCCATAAGACGAGTAAAAATAAGGATTGATTGTTACTCCCGAAGGGAATGGAATATTAGTATCAACCGAATCAGAACCAACTCCAGAAAAGAAATTCAAGAAAATAGAACCCGGCGGCCCTACTGGGCCAGCCAACAATTTAATAGGAGCGCCCGAACCCTTGAAGTTATCAAATTGAGGATAGATGTATTCACCGCTTTGAAAAAATCCCGTTATTGATGTTCCGGTAGCTCCACTAAGACCTTGAAAGTTAAAATTAGTTACGGTGTTATTTGAAAGTCCAAAATAAAGATGATTGTTGGATGTGTTATACCAAATTCCAGTGACGCCAATACCAGTTGGGCCAGCAACTCCTGAATGTCCGCTTGGCCCAGTGTCACCAACTGGCCCTTGGATGTAAATATTCTCGCCAGATGACGAAATGATAATTCCACCGATATTAAGGTAAGCATTACTTCCAGAAGTATAGGCTCGGAAAGAAGTTGCCCCGAAATTGATTCCACTTCCTGAATGTAAATTTAATTCATTAAAATAAGCCTTGGAATACGGAAATGAAGAAGAACCGATGTTAAAGACCCCTGATTGGGAAGGCAAAAAGCCGCCAGAAATGTTAGGCTCCGGTAAAAGAGAAAACAATCCCATTACAAAGCCAGAAAGCTCTGCTTGGTTTAATTGCCTTAGCCTTATCGTGCTGTCCATAATTTATTATTCCTGCAAGATAATTACACTGGATTTACAGTAAGATTGGCTGGAATGTGCCAGAATTGTCCTCTTGGGGCGTTCTGATGATGTCGTAATAGCACTTTAAGCACCAGCAGCCCAGCATTAGGGCCGTATATGAGTCACGGCGCATCCTAGTGCTTGTGGTGTCTCTTTTCATTATCTGAGGTAAATCGAAGCTCTGAGTGCCCTTTGCCGTCGTTTTGACCTCAATGGAGGCGCACTCATACTTTGCCTGTTTAACGAGGATTTTTTGGGTATCTACTAGGGCATTTGCATCCTCTTCATCAACTAGCTTCAAATCGACGTTTGCGGCCATAGCTTTTTCAAAGGTCTGCTCGTCTGCTTTGATTCCAGAACCGAACCAAATCTTCTTGTAGTCAATACAACCCTGCAAGTGTTCGTTACCCTTACGAATAAAGTCAGAGGTGAAATATTGAGTAAAGACAATTTTGTTAATTTGCTTGTTGTAGCCCCTGCGCGCCAATTTTAACTGTTCGTCGAACTCAAGGCCGTCCTTCTCGGCGTAGAATTCAAAAATCTTAAACTCAACGCCGTCTTTTCTGAAAAGTTCATTCTCATTAGCTGTTTCAATAAACTGGTAACCCGCATAGTCAATACATATCATTTCGATATTGAAACTAGACCATAGATAATAGAAATACTTCACATGGTCTTTTAAATCCTTACCTGATTTAGCGTAATTATGAACGACAGTTCCTCCTAGCTTACCATTATTCATATCTTCTTCATCCACTTCGATTACGCACATGGCGAAATTGTCCCCAGTGGGAGAGTTGGAGAAGTTTGGGTCAATTGCGAGGATATATTTTTTGTTCTTATCACCCTTTAGCTTTAGCGTCGGTGATTGACCATCTGGAACCGTGCAGGCAATCATCTTGTTCATCGAGAAATAACTATCAGAGCCGTCAATGAACTGAGCGCCGTATTCTCGTTTGAATGTAGCAAGGTTTGATTCATTACTTTGCGCCTGCTTAATGATGTTCTTATCAACACGGTCAAGAGGAATTGAATCCCAAGCCATTTGACTGATAAAATACCTAGCTCCGTCCTCCGTTACTTCGGGCGAGTAGATGTTCTTAACGAATTCATCATACTTCTTGTAAAGAAATTCACAGGTATAACTTGCTGACGAAAGAGCGATTAATTTAGCCTTGTTTTCAAAGACCATTCTCTCTTCTTCCTTTAAGAAGCCTCTTCGTATTAATTCCGTTTCCTTAGCACGAATAATTTGACGTTCTTTAATGTCTTGAGGCGCTAAAAGGAATGGCATCAAGACTTTTTCAACCATATCTTCGCTCATCAAAAGGAACTCGTCAATAATTAGGATGTTAGCACGGAAACCACGAATCTTTTCGCCGTTGAGAGGGATTGCTACGATTTCGCCGCCATTGATTCTCCAACGGAACTCATCGTTTCTCTTGCTCTTGACGCCCATCGCCTGAAACAATAACTGTGCTTCTGGACTGTCACAAATCTTCTCGATGTTATTAAAGATGAAACGCGCCGTTCTGAACGTCGGGCCAGCTATCAAAATATTCGAGTTTGGAAAGAAAATACATTGGAGAATACAAAAAATAGCAGCCGAATATGTCTTACCAAGACCACGACCCCAAACACATAACGAGAAGTTGCTGTTCATCATCCCCTTAATATTGATGATTTGGTCGGGATACAATTTAACGCCCGTCAATAATTCAGTTGTAAGCCCAAGATTACGGAATAGGAATTTAGCCAGAGTAATTCTAGCTTCCTTTGGCTCCAATTCGCCCTTTAGTTCTAGGAACAGTTTATTAACGTCCTGAACTGGCTTACGATATTTTGGCGGGTCATACCACATTATAGTTTTCCTGTATCGAGTAAATACTGCAAATCAACTTCTTTTACCTGTTCGTCGGCTGAGAAAATCTTCTGAATAATCCTACTTGCTTCCTCCCTGTCTTTTGTAAAGAGGAATTGAATATGCTCATATCTCTGCATCAAGTCTCTGATATTATGATAAATGAACTCCACTGGAATCTTAATTTTTCCATAGACTTGTCTTTGCATAGGAAACTTTTCCAAGGTATCAAATGGACTTTCAACCAAAATAACCAAATAAGCCCCAGCCTCTTTTGCTCGTATAACTTCTCGCTCGAACCTCTCGATGCCACCGGAGAAGGTGCCCCAAGCATCTCCAAGACTCTTTCTCTCGATGAATATTTTGGAGCCAACCATTCGATAGTCACCAAATGACATACCTTTGGTGCGGGTAGTATTATCGAATTCGAGAGGAGACTGTTCTCTCGAATCAGCAAAAATGACCTTGCTTTTGATGTCTTTGAATTTCGTTGGGTCGAGTTCTCTTTTGGTAAATCTTGGTTTTAATCCAATTTTTTTGCAGAGTTCTTCGTAGCCACCGAAGTTGGCATCAATGTATTTCATTCCCGGAACCATCATTGTCTTTAGCTCGACTTGAGTAGGGTAATAAACCATTCCCTTGTTCTGTTTGCGGGCAGCAAGAAATTGAATGGTATATCTTTGTCCCAACTCTGGCGTAATAGATGTGAGCCATCTTTTGAAATTGTTTTTTGAGTTGAATTCAGTTGAGAAGTAATACTCTTTGTTCTTAAACTTAATCATCGAGCCGTCATAGCGGTCATACCTCGGATAATGAGTTTGGTAATAGACGGTTTGAGTAATTTTGTGCGACCTCAAATGCTTGTGGAAAGCAATATCGCCATCAAACTCTTTTTGACATTCCTTACAAGTGATATTAGCCATACAAGATTTGGTCTTTGCTCAATCCTAGAATTCTAGCCTTAATTTCAGACATCGTTGTGAGTTTTTCTACTTCATTTGCGATTGCCTGTTGTTCGAGTTCGCCCAGTTTGAGCATTTTTACTCTTTGCTCTTCGTCGCGCCAGTCTTGGACGAGGTTTAAGATAGACGCGTTCTCTTTAATCTTTTTTGAGAGCCTTGTGCTTCTCTTTTCCTTCAAATCGTCAAGCAAATCATTACAACGCTTCAAACACTGGTCGTATTCCGTTCCAGCCTTACCAATAGCTTCAACCCAACTCATAGAAACCTTTGGGTCAGCCGCCGAATTGGTCAAGTCCTCAAGGATGCGCTGCATTCCTTCACTACGGCGCTGGATTTTGAAGCTACGAACCACTTGGTTAGCCAATTCAATGTATTGGTCTATTTCTTCTTGAGTTAAATCGGGTTTGTCGTAGGTATAACGAATGAAAGCGTCCTCGCAGGAGTTTCTATCGTCATCACTATCGTAAGAATTCATCTGTCTGATGAATCTGTAAGTATGAAGGTAATTGATAAGCATTTCCAGCCCCTTTTTCTGCTGGGCGTTCATCTTATCCTTATCTAAAGTAAAATTAACATACTTATTTACGGTCTTTAAAATTTTATCTAATGTCTTGGGAGGCATATAGTCGCCCGAAGGGATGTCGGCATTGCCATCTGGATTGAATACGACTTTGGTATCAAGAGTCTTGATGAAATCATTCACCGCGCGCGTTTCAGCGTTAAGGTTTGTAAGAGCGGGATTGCTGAATAGGGTTCTAGCAATCTCAAGGGAGTTCATTGTAGTGACGCTATTAGCAACGAATAACTTCTGGTCATCGTTGAGTTGAATCTCAGCGGTTTTACTCGTAGGGTCGCTGGTAGCTTTAGCGCGAAGATTAAACTTTGAGAGTGCTGCCTTAATAGCCCTGCCTTGTTCGCTTCTACCATCAAATTCCCCGCCAAAGATTTCCTTTGTGAGTTCTTTGAGTCCCGGCGGATTATCGGGAGTGCGATTCCAGAAGGCTAGAATCTGTTTTTCTTGTTCAATTGAAAGAGTCATTTATTCCAATCCTTCGCGCCCGATATGCTCGCGCGCTTTTTCAATAATTGCTTTTTGGATGTTCTTTATCTGTCGATAACCCGGCTTTCTGCCGTTCTCATTAGAGATAAAACCTAGACTTCTAGCAACTTCGTCCTCTTCTTTATGCTCCATATACAAGCCTTTATAGACTTGAAACTCAATTGGCTTTAGAATCTTCTTCATTACCTCGCGGAGTCTCTCTTCATCTTTTGCAGAGAATCCAGAGTTATCTTTCATTTCATGGATTTCATGGATATGATTTTCGATTGATAGAGGAAGTTTTACGAAGGTGGCGGGCTGTTTATTCTTTTTCCAATGTGCAAATAAGGGGCAGGCTTCGCACTGTTCCTTGTAGATTTTGCAACCATCGGTATCAATAGCCGCATCGCATCTCAAGCATGGTCTTGCATAATTTGTATAATGATTCCTAATTAGGTTGCGAATCTGATTGGTGATAATCATACTAACCCAAGGCTGTAAAGGTTTCTTTGGATTATATTGATTCCATTTGTGGTAGATATGAATTCTAATGATTTGCGATACGTCGTCGTAATCCATCCATGCGATAGACGATAAATTCCACTTGCCTTTTCTCTTCAGGATTTCCTGATTGATAAGGTCTAAACACTCCTCGAAACTTGGACGTTTAATTAGTTTCATTTTGAGGGGTATTAACCTTTTCTGAGGGTTCCGCCTTCTTGCGCGAATTGTTGTAAGATAGTGGCTTGGTCAGGTGCTTGTGGGACGATTCTTTTTTCTTCCGGCGAAGGTGCCATTTGTGAACCTTGAGTCATCAATCCGGCGACCGTTTCTCTTTGTCTAAAATCTGTCCTCAAATCAATATCAAGAGATGAAATTGAAATACCTAATTCATGGATGCTATTTACTCTATCGGCCCTAATGCCTTCGTCATCATAATCTTCCTCCCCGTCTGCACCCACAGCTACTGGCCTAAAAGAAGCTTGCGCTCTAGGCTGGATTCTTGTATTGGGAATCTTGGGTTCGGCAACCGGCGGCTTCTCATCAATAGAGGCTAATGACGTTCCACAGTTGCCGCAAAACTTGGCGGCAGGCTGGGTTTGTTTTCCACAATGATGACAGAATTTGTTTGGTATATTCATAATCGAATCTACTATATTTTAGAGTATTTAACGCCTTTTAATTAATATTTTTATTATTATACACCATGAAAACGCTATTTCAGCCCCTCAGCCAAGCTCAAAAGATTGACTTTTTTGTAAAATGTCAGGAGTTAATGATTAAATATCACCCCACAACCTCCTTCGTTATTAGGGAAAATAACTTAAAGCCTGCGCTTGACGCATTCGCCAACAACATTAACAGCTACAAAGGATTTTGCCACGCCGATGAAAATATCTGCCTTCTTTGGAATTACGTTTTTATCTCCGACGAAAATGACGAAGTTCGCGCGCTAGTAGAAAATGGTTACAAAGAACCAAATCCTAATTATAACGCGGTCAGTATGGACTTTGTTGTGTGTCGCCACATGAGAGACTATCTCGATTTCATCAAACAATACAATGAGGACAGAATCAAATTCATCCTCTCTGTAAAGTATGGCAAAGCCAAAATAGTCAACAAAGACAAATTAATCAACGGCATGGGGATTAAGCTTTAAATAAAACTGGTGGCAAGGTCATTGTATGTGTAATACCAATAATGAAGATATGTAGAACCTGTAAAAAAGAAAAAGAAGATAATGCTTTTGAAAAGAATCGAAAAGTATGTTTTTGTTGTAGATACAAACAAGTATCAAAAGAAGTCTTATTAAAGAAAAAGACAAAACAACGAATTAAACACCAATTGAATCCTGAAATTAAAAACAATCTCAAAAGACTAGATTATAGCCTTAATAAAGAAAAATACAAAACAAGAAATAGAATTTACTGGGCAAAACACGGTAGAGAATATCAGAAGAAAAGGCTTTTAAATGACCCACAGTTTAAAATTTCAAAGACTCTAAGAACGAGAATTAATAACGCTTTAGTTAATAATACAAAATCCAAATCGACGATAGAACTATTAGGCTGTTCTATTGAATTTCTTAAATCTTATTTGGAATCTAAATTTGAACCCGGAATGGATTGGGGAAATCATACTAAATACGGTTGGCACATAGACCACATAAAACCCTGCATCTCATTCGACTTATCAAAACCCGAAGAGCAAGCGAAATGTTTTCATTATTCCAATCTCCAGCCCCTTTGGGCGGAAGAAAATTTATCAAAGGGATGTAAAATTATTTAATGTCCCTAATTTTTTTGATAATAAATTTCACAAGTCCGCTTCTTACCACATCTTCTTCGGTAAAACGGAAGATGAAAATACCATTCTTCCTACTCTCCTCATCGTCAAAAGCATTCATAACTTTTACGAACCCGCTCTTACCGTTGATGTCTGATTGTTCGGGGTCGCCCAATACGAATACCTTACTGAATTCGCCCGTGCGGGTGATAAGAGTTACAAGCTCTTTCTGAGTGCAGTTTTGGGCTTCGTCTGCAATAATACATTTAGCGTTCCAACTCAAGCCTCTCAAGAAGCCAATTGGGATGCTATCAATACGCCCTTCTTTTTGAATGTTTTCAATATCACCCTTACTCAAAAATTCACTCATTTTATCGAGTAATGGTTGGACGTATGGAGATAGCTTTTCCGCTACTTCACCGGGTAAAAATCCTAATTTATTATCGCTTGATTCAACCGCACTTCTTAAATAAAGAATGTCGCTTACTCTTCTGCTGCTAAGGAGCTTTAATGCCGATAAGACAGCAAGAAATGTTTTCGATGTTCCTGCTGGGCCAGAAACAAATATCATTTTCGTCTCTTTATTAAGAGCTATTTCTAAGAATTTTTTTTGTTTATCAGTAAGAGGAACCCTTTCGCTAATATTTAGTTCCCCTCTAAATTTGTCGTTTTGTGGGATGTTCGGACTTTTATC